GAAGTCGCCAAACAGAGCGTCGTTGTTCTGCAGCTGGTTGGAAACAATGGCGGGATAACCATTGATCTCGCCATCCTCGAACACGAACATGCCAGTGTTAGTGGCTTTCTCGGTCGACTTCAGAGCACCGCGAGCAGCAGCGTTGATGATGTAACGCAGGCTGCCAGCATCGGCGTTCGCAGAAGCCACATCGGTTTCCATGCCGATGTACTCGGCGAAGGTGCCGTAGGTGGTGATGGTCTGGCTGCCGATACCGGTGGTATTGGTCAGACCCAGAGGCTGGTTGCTGGAGCCGGTGCCATAGATGGCAGCGCGGTCAAGCTCAAGAGCAATCACGCGGGCAAGATCGTTGCGGATCATGCCTTCCACGTCGATGCTGGACTGCAGCAGCAGGCGGCGGCTGTAGTCAACAAAAGCACCCACGGTCTTGGGCGTCATGTTGACCTGATCGATAGCCTGCTGGCTTTCGGTCGGCGAACCGTTCTCACCCACCCAGTAGGCAGTAGCGGCAGAAGTCTGACGGGGGATGCTGATGTTGCCCTGCAGGCCAGTCAGCATGGTCACGCCAGCCTGAGCCAGTGCCAGACGGTTGCGCAGCAGATCGATGAAGCTACCAGCAAGCAGCTCATCAGCAACGAGGTTGCCGCCAGCGGTAGGAGTACCCACCACCAGATCACGACGCAGCACCTCGTTCGGGATCACGATGCCGTTAGAGGAGCGCTCATACTTTTGAGCAGCAGCCTTGCCGACTTCGATCTCGAACTCAGCAGCGCGACGTGCAGATGCATCGCTGGGGTTTGCGAGATAGTTCAGCGCACGGGCGAAGCTGAACGAGCGGGTCTCCTTATCGGAGAGGCCGACATCGTTAGAGGTGATGTCAGCAGAACGGATCTGTTCCACGGGTTGAGTGCCGAGTTTTTCAAGGACAGCAGCACGAGCCTCATCAATGGTGCGACCACCATCAATCAGTTCGCGTGCCAGGTCTTGCATCTGGTGCTTTGCGCCCAGTGCATTGATGGCGGCGATACGGGTACGCTCGGCCTCCACGGCCTCGGACCGGATCACCTCCAGATCTGGAGTGTTTTCCATTTCAGGTTCAGGTGTTGGTGATGCGGCTGGGGCCGCTTGAACAACGGTCTCATCTGTAAGAGACCTGCCAATCCCAATCGTAGGATCAGCAGGTATAGAGACCACGCTGACTTCATAAGGCGACCATCGGGTAGCTACGAAGTCATCGCCTCGCTCTTCCATCTTGTCGATCGAATAGCCGAAGCTGATGCCGCGCAAAATATTATCGCGGACATCATCGAGCACTTCTTGCGCAAATTTGTTACGCGAGAAGCGCACCTTCACATAGCCGCGCTTCTTTTCGCCATCAACCCAAGCGCGCTCCACAACGCCAACAACACGATCAGGATCGTGGTTGAACAGCAGCGGCGCACCGTCGTTCAAACGGCTCAGATTCGCAGCCTCACCCTCATGGCTCAGTACTTCGTTGCCGAAATACCGCATCACGGGATACTCAGAGCTAAACGGGAACTCAAAGCTCCGCTCATCCTCCAACGCACGGAACGAAGTCACTTCCGACCGTTGGAACTTGCCGCCTTCCAGCGTCCGAATGGCGGCAATCTTGGTCAACGTGCTGAACCGATGCCCAACCATCGTGTCACTGGGCTCACCGTCGCGATACACGCGGATCAGCGCAGCAGGGTCTTCTGCAGTCCCGTTCACCGTAAATTCGCTATCAGGCACGTCAATGCTGCCATCACGCTCAACGCGCTCGATCTTGCCGCGCGCCGTGCCACCGGAGCTATTCCATGACACGAAGTCACCTGTTTTCAGCGCATCAGGCGCTGCTCGCTCTTCAGTCACCTCTTTGACCTCAATTTCTTCCACTTTAGAGCGGTCGCCTGTTGCTTCCTCAAACTCCAGCACCTCATAATCACGCTCGCTCAGCCATGCGCGAGCCTCGGCAGCAGTGAACTCATCAAGCCGAAAGCGAATCGCCTGCAAATCAGCGCCTTCTTCGCCTTCCTTGATTCCAAAAATGAAATCAACACCCTTGCCGCCTTCGTCATTCCGACGCCGAAAGCGGTCGTACTGACCAGGGTCACGCAGCCGTGCTGCATGCTCATTTGGATAGGGACGACTGGCGTCACCTTCCGGCATCATTTCGCGATCAGGATCCATACGAGCCACAAGTGCATCACTCCATGTTTTACCCGGATCACCTCCCCAGGCTGCCCATGCCACCCTTCCCGGTGATGGATAGCCCTCCTCACCCGGACTGAAGCCCTCTGCTTGCTTGTCCACCTCATGCCGCGCAAACCATGCGCTCATCGTGCGGATCGTTTCATCGCTCACCTCCTCACCGCTAAGGATCTGCCCTGCACGCCGAGCAGCGACATCAGTGCCACCCTTGCGACCCTCCTCTTTCCAAGCGCGATACCTGCGCGCTTCTTCCTTCATCCCATCGGTCGGTTTGGCGCCCATCACGCATCCTCCTGCGGCAACGGTTGATCAGCCGGCAACATTGGCTGCTCAATAATGTCCCGATCAAGCTCAACACCTAAACGCTCAGCCGCCGTCTGCTCTCGCGCAAGCTCAGCCAGATTCTCATCAAAGTCACCGCCAAGCTTCGCCACAATCTGCGCCTTGGTCATATACCCAGCCTGCTCCATCTCCCGATAAGCCTTCACCTCCTTCAGCGGATCAACCCAGTCCCAGCCGCGCGCCATCCAACGCGGAGTGTCATAACGCTCAGGTCGCGCTTCAAAATCATCAAACTGCAGCTCGCCCGACAGCACCGCAAGCGACAACCACTCGCGGAACACACGCATATGGAAATGCTCGATCAGGTACGCTTGCACCACCTTCCAGTGCTCGCGATCCTCAAGCAAACTCAGACGGCTGCTTGAATAATTTGTATCACTAAAATCACGGCTTAACGTCTCATACGAGCAGCCGAAGCCGCTTGCAAACCTGCGCACCTTATTGCGCACGAACATCTCAAACTGCTGATCTGGCGAATCAATGTTTGGTACGGTTACATTTTCGCCCGGCATGAGATACTTAAACATACCGGGTTCAAATTCACTAATCCGGCGCTCATTTTCTACATCATCTGCAGTAAGCTCGCCTTCTTGATTGGTAATAAAGCCCATCACGCTTGCACCAGCACGCGCACGAATCACCGCAGCTTCCTCATACCCTTGAAGCTGGTGCGCATCCGCCATCACCGAATGGAACCACGGCACGCCACGATGTTGCTGCGGCCTATCCGGCACAAACAAATGGATCACATCTTCCGCAGGCAGGAAGACATGCTTTTCATTTCGAAGCGGAGCATTCTGGAACCAATAGTCACCTGGATGGCGCGTGAGGAAGGCGTACCGCACAGGGCGGCCCCATTCATTGACCTCCACTCCCATCCGCCATTCGTTCCCATCGGACAGGGTTGGGCCTTGATACTCCTCATCCAGGTAATCAGCCTCAAGCATTTGGAGCGCAAGTGGCACTCGACTGCCACCAAACGGCCGGCGAATAATCCTGAATAACGCCTCGCCAGACTCCGGCAGTGCGCCAGTCGCCAACCACTCCATCATGTGGAAGCTATGGCGCCCTGCCACGTCACAATGCTGCGCGCGACACCACGACTCCCACTTCTGCTCAATCAGATCATTGACGCGCTCATCACGTCTGTTGCCGCGCAAGCGGGTAACTTGCGACTGCATCTTGATGCCGCTGCCGACAACATTGATCTGCGTCGTCCGCTTGGCCTGCTTGGCGTACGGATTGTTCCGCACCATCTCGCGGCTGCGATCACGCAGCTTCCGCAAACTGGTGCGAATCTCAGCATCAGCGCTAGCCTGCGTCGCCAACCAGTCACTGGTCAGGCGGCTAATCATTGCGCCCGCATAATTGCGACGCCTCATCACCGGCAGTGCCTTCGGAATCGGCTGAAGGCCAAACCGACGCAAAATCTCAGTGCGGATGCCCATCAGCCGTTACCAAAACGGATAAACAAATTATTTGGATCGCCCAAGCCGGATGCGATCAATTGCGCTTTATTCTCGCGTGCCACAACCGCCTTCAACCGCGACTCAAGCGCAAGCAAATCCGCCAGGTCATAGCGCTTCAGGTTTCGATTGCCAATTCGATATTCCTGAACAGCGCCGCCTGACATCAGCGACCGAATCGCCGCCTGCACAGCATCAAGATCCTTCTGCGCTTGCGAGCGACCATCAAACGCACCCGGCGTACCCGAATAAGCCAGCGAAGCCTGAACCTCGATCTGGCCTCGGCTGTACTCAGTAACAGCGCCATCGCTGACAGCAGTCAGCAATGCTTGGAAATACCAGTTCGGACTGGCGTCCATCCCGGCGCTTGTCGCAGCCGGAATCGTCACCTTCCAGCCATCGGCATAGGCAACGCCACTGACCGTGACGCCCTCGCCAGCCGTATTCAACCTGAAATAATACGCAAGATTATGCGTGGTGCTCGTTACCGCATTGCCGAAAATGTCCGTGGTCGCGGCGTCCGTCCACACCACGTCCACTCCGGCTGTCATGGACGAGGGAATCGCCATTCGACCTCTAACCTCTGGCTTCTTGGTACTTTAGCGCCGTAAGTCACCACTGCTTCACAAAACTCCGCTTCGGTGTCGTTGCCACACGCGCACGCTTTGGCTTCTCCTCACTGCGACGCTCAAGCTGATCCCAAATCGTCCTCCTGTCCATCTTCTGGTACAACCGATGCAATGCCGCATACGCATAATTCATCTCGTCCAGTGCTTCGTTGGGTGCCTGGCTCTTTTTGACCCAAATTCGTTCGGGGTAGCCGTTCCTAAACCGCAGTATCTGTTTCTCCGCTGTCAGCTCCTCGAAGTAGTCAGCGCCGATCGTCGGGAAAAAGTGCAGATATCCCGCCCCAGGATCATTGTGCTTCAAACGCCCGAAGAGCAAGGATTTGATCGTATCCGCGCCCACCGGGAACAGCTGTGCCCCCTTCTTTAGCGCCCTACCCTTGTAGTCCACATCAACCTTGGTCGGCTTGCCCAACGGTGGCTTGCCCTTCTGCGACATACCCTTAATCGCAATCACGCCCATTGCCGCACGCTCGCGGCTGTACTGATACACCTCTTGGGTGTGGTGGCCGCCCGAGTCAATTGCGCAACACAGCGCCTTCATCTCCTCACCTGTCTCATTCACATACGGCTTCTGCAAAATCTCGTCCAGCTGCTTCCACACTTCCGGCCTAGACGGGCTGCCATATAGCTTCACCCGATCAATCAGCCAGCCCTCTTCCTCACGGCCCCAACCCCATACGCTGAGCGATAGCCGGTCATCCTGCACGTCACACCCGATCGTCAGCGCCAGCACCCCAGCAGGCGGCACATACTGCTGGTACTCCTCATCAGCGCAACGCTCCAGCAACGAATCCGCGCCAATCTTCGACGCATACTCGTCCTCCCACGTCTCGCCCAGCACCGTATTCACAAACGTCTTCAACTGCTCTGCATCGTTCTTTGCGTCCAGAAATTCCTCCACCAGATTCGGCCACGTCGCATTCGGGCTATAGCTATACGCCGCCCAGATATGAAACCCCACATGCTTGCCATTCCCAGGTGCTGTCGCGCGCCACTCGCCGCGCTCCACCATCCAACGCTTCTTCGAATGCGGAATAATCACGCCGCATGACTCGCAGCAATACCCCGCCGTACTAGGGTCTCCGTCCGTCCATCGGATGTTCGGCCATTTCAGGTACTGCATATGTCCGCA